CTTTACATCATCGTCTTCATAAGTAGGATCATCAAGATCATTATAATAATTATCAGATTCCCCTGTAACTGCAGGGCGACTGGAAAGTTCAGAAATCTTATCAAGTAACTCATTATATCTATCATCTTGCTCTCCCCTATAAGACTTAAACTCTCTACCTAATTTGCTATTACCATCTCTAAGACTTTTATTCTCCGCTTCCAGTCTAGCCAGCATATCTTCACCAGACTCCGTTGCTGGTTCGTCAACGACACCATCACTATCGTTAAGTCCATCAAGTTCATCAACCATCTTTTTCTCCTTTAAAAATTATTATCCCAACTTCTTTTTATTCTTTGCATCACGTACTTTCTCTAGCGTGCTTACATTTTTACTATGCTTCCCTATTAAACCATTCCACCTTTTAGCTATATGTTTGCATGCCGAGAATATTGCCCTGTCCTGTTCATTGGATTTTTCCTCGTATATTAATTTAAACTTTTCATCCAATAATAACATAAGATCTTTAAATAATACCTGTCCTGTCTTGGTATTGAGTGCTTCCATAAATTCAGCAGTTTCACTAAGATTTCTAATAGTAGTTTCTTCAACTACATCTATTATTGGCTTTTTGCCATAAACACCTGAGTTATATTGCATTAGCCGCCTCTCTCACTTGTACCTCTTCTGGTGATTGCTCCATTCCAGATTGATTACTTGGGACTGCTCCTGCAGCTCCCTGTGGTTGCATATTACCACCCCCACCAGCCATAGGAGGAGCCTTTGTATTTGCAAAGAACTTATTGCCAAAAGCCTCAAACTCTTTGCCCATTAGTGATGCTAACTCTCCTAATATATAATCAATGGCATCACGTCTTTCCGGATCACTAGCTATAAAACTTAATACTTGTATCCAATTCTGTATTTTGGTTTGTTTAGAAGAATCATCATCTATTGAAGCGGATATCGGTTTATATGTAAAGTCGAGCGTAGGATCAAAACTTATCATCCCTTCCTCTCCCAACATTTTTTCTGCTGTCTCATCTCTCATATGCCTTGCCGACATTTGTGTTATAAACCAGAAAATATCTGTAAGACCCGTATTCTCCATAGTAAGCGTTCTGTATGCAGATCGCGTATCACTACGCCTTACTTGGTTAACAGTAGCTGTAGCCGTTGTTGTTGGAGCCGCTAATTTACTCTGTGTTTCAGCTGACACACCAGATGCCTGTTGCATCATATTCTGATATAAATTAACCTGATTTAAGGCCCCCACTACGTTACTGTCTATCTGCACCTCGTCAAGCTTATCCCCGGTTTCAGTTTGCCAAAATGCTCCGGGTTGCCATACCAGTGTTTCATTATCACTGATATCATGTTGATTACCTTGCATAATTGGTATTGTAGCCAACTTAGTTCTGTCATTCTCCATATTAATAGTATCGTTAATACCAATCTGAAGTTCCCTTAAACACTTGCCATCGCCCATACCATCGTCTTTGGCTGGATGCATATAACACAATCCCCTTGTTACAGGCCTATACGGATTACCCATGGAATCAATGTCACGCGCAGGATGATAACCGATCAATGTTCTAGTGCTACTATTGAACCCATCCATTGCGAATGTAATAACCATCTCATGTAATTCTGCACCTTCCTTTTTCTGTCCGTCATTACCTATACCACTTGTAACATTAACAGGATTACCATTGGGATCCCTATCTCCTTCTTCATTACCAACCATAACCCAATGCTTACCAAGTCTTTGTAATACCATTAACGATTTTAGTGGTGTTTTGATAGCATTACTTTTATTATCAAGACCATGATGAGTTGTTTTATCTCCTTTTGTATCTGTCTCTCGAGGTGTATTACCACTATCTGTACGAAGTTTGTCAAGATTAAAATATTCCATAGTATCGGCATTAGCTTCCAATTCATCAACGGTAGTATCAAATCTTAGTATTATCCATTGTTTATCCTGTAAACTATACACATACGATGGATCGGTAAATACATCCCTTGGATCAATAACATCAAAGTTAAAATGATCCTTAAGAACAACATCCACTTCAACATCCTGATCTGTAAATTGTTCTATCGGGCCACCATTAATATCAGTGCCTATTTGCTCACGAACCCTTCGTGTTCCTATCTTTTCCATACGCGTATCCTGTTCCCACCAACACCTAAAATAAGCAACACCACTAATATTTTTCATATTAATAGCACGCATATACTTTTGATAAAACCACAATTGCCTTCTGTTTAATGTCTTGTTTATTAAATCTTTATTTACTTTAGCCGCGTTCTTATGGACTTCCTGTTCACTGCCAATATATACTTCTACAAAATCATGTGTCCTAAAATATAAACCTGCTTCTATAGCTGATTGCGTAAGCATCTGTGATGTGAACTCCGGAAAGTATATATCCGACATCCAATCGTAATTCTTTTCAGTGCGCTCACAATCAAACATATCCAAATAATCTAAATAATCATTATCCGGAATATTGTTATTTGCCCGACCAACCCGATATTCATCATCTATTATTGTATTGGCTAGCTGATTAGCTTGCTCATCGTTTACTGGTTTTGCCATATGTCATTCCTTATCTACTTGTTTGATAGTACTTTTTATGTATATATTTTCTTGGTTTACGTGCCACCTGACTTCTTGGAGCGAATCTAATATCTTTCATTAAAAACTCTAAGGCCGTGCAAAAATGACTCCACCTAACAGTTGGCTTACTCTTTTCTATTCTCCAGCCTTTAAGAGAATCAACCACAAGAGGACAATCATTTAATACCCATAATGTCGGCAATCTCTTAAACAATCCACTTTCTGTTATTTGGTTATTAAACGGTTCCCTGCATAACAAGGCATTGCCTAATCTTCGTCTTACTTCATCCCTTCCCCTTAGGTTATGGTCAGTCTTAGATGCTGTAGACTTAGTATTCGCACTTTCCCACCAACCACCGGTACACTCTTCATTCTTGGCCATCTGCTTAAAATAATAATTCATATCATCTATTACACTTTTAGTAGTATTAGACTGCTTAATACTGGCAAGTGGGTCAATAAGATTCATACCAAACTTACGTGTTTCACCACTTACATCAACAATCATCTTGCACACAGACAATGTATTATACCTTTCTGGATCAGGGTTTAATTCTGCATACACAAAAGCCTCATTGTATGGCGATAATGCCACAAATATAATAGCCAATTTAGTTGTAGGATGCCAATCTACAGACCTGAAAAATACCCAATCATTTGGTATGCCGTCAGGAAATACTTTGGAACCCCTTACTACATGTATCTTTGGTGTAAACTGTTTATATATTTTACCGGTAACAGCAGCAAAGATGCCATACCTACGCATGTCAATTAACTGTTCATCATCAAGTCCTGCATATTTTTTTGTAATAACATCCGTAATTAACGTAGGATTATCATCTGTTGCCATCTGAACAACGGCTATTGATTCTTTGCTATCAGTAAATTCTACTTCTGGATAATTAATATTATGCTTGCGCTTATAATAATCACGCATAGCCTTGCTTCTATAATATACTTTAGCACGTTCAAACACCCTGTCATAGTAATAACTAATGGCATTATCTACTGTTGGTGTATACGAAATACAAGTATCACCATCTTCCACCATAAGACGGGCTGGTTGTTCGTCATAGAATGGTTCTGGTGCTAACTCATCCAGCCACGTAGCTGTACGCTTGAAACCAGCAACTCTCTGTGGTGGTTGTGCATAACTAACATACTCTATTATAATATCATTACCACCATATGGATCTCTTATTACCTGTACCTGTCTTCGCGCAGTAATATCCTTTCTAAGTAAAAATGGTGGCAGCCATCGCGTAAATTCAGGATATTGCGTATTCTTTACCTCGCCAGATCTATCACTCTCGTCACCAGTAGAAGTACTTTTTTCCATAGGCAAACTCTGCGAAGCAAATCTATATATCTTGTTTACCCTTTCGTGCCTAAGTATCTCTGTACCACAATAAGGACATGGCTTGTCTTTATGATTCTCAAAATACACTTTAGGCGAAAAGTAGTGGCCGTCTTCATATCCCTCCATATCTTCTTTGGCTCTTAACCTGTCATTGTAATCTCTGGCTTTCTGACATTCAAAGTATACCATATTCTTCTTTGGTACAGGATGCCAACCAAGAATGCGCAAAACATAACCATAAGCAATAACAGCCGTTCCACCAGCTTGGTTACCTTTACACACAAAGATTATATCATAATCCGCATTAAAGAAAGCTGCTGAATGAGGCGTATGTTTGTAGGCATATAAATTCGCAAAATCATTAGCTTCTTTTTTTTGTTTGTTCGTTAATTCTAATTGCATAGTTTTGGCTTACAGTATAGGTTCTACAAAGAAAGTAATCCTAACCTCGTCATCAGCATGCCAAGCAGTTGACCCGTCTGTATTCTGGAGACTAACATGCAACTCACTGGAATTATCTTCATCTATGTAATACATCGGACTATCACCCAAATCCCTGATACCTCTATATAAACCGCCACCACCTATCTGCTCAAGGTCCCCTTCGGCAAACTCCATCCTACCCTGAAACAAATCTAAATCAGGATCGGTTGCAAGCGAAGCAGCATCACTACCCCAGAAATTAATATAGAACGGAACCAATGCAGCTGTATTTGTGTTGTCTGCAACTATTACGGCCCTATGTATTCTCAGTTTCTGTATTTGTGCTTCACTGTATCCATCAGGAAAACTTAAATCTTCATACTCTTGCGCGCCAGTGGCCAATGCGCCACTAAAATGTGAATCCTTATCACTCTTTATTTGATCTATTGTATAAGGCATTTCTTGTTTAACCCCCACTAATTTTCTCACTAAAAATATAAAACTATTTATTTACTCCTGCCAATCCTGCTGCTATCCACGTCTTATAACCTTTCATCATTTCCTGCCTCCCATTAAATTAATTGTTTACTCAGGCTTATCTGGATACACGACTTCATCTGGACTGTCATAATTCTGTTTGCCATTTTAATTCCTTTTTAAAAATGATTATTACGATGTTTGTTTGTCTGTTTTTTCTTTAACACTTTCAAATGTAGCTTTTCTAACAATTTCTTTTTTTAAGAGAATTGGAATTTGTTTTGCTTTGACTACAATACCTATCTTTGAAGCTAAATTTGTTTTATCTAAATCAGATAATACAACATCAGGATTATCTCCAAGAGCTTCACCAACAACTTCATCTATTGCCTGCCTTGCCCTATTCTGAAAACAATTATCAATCCAATCTTTCACATCATAAGCTACAAACTCAAAGGCTTTGATTTCGTCATCATCAAGTATTGTTTTTCTAAGAATAGCATTCGATGTCGTATCTGTATAGGTTATTTCTATTGCCATTTTTTTCTCCTTTAATAAATATTAATCTAATTTTTGTACCATTATACGATTATATGTGCCCCCATTATGATTCCTATCAGAACCATAAGCATGTTTTACATTCCCTTCTATATAATCACTTGCACTTAATTTTAATATCCTAACAGCTACTGGGTGAACACTAGTAACGTGAGAACAACTTATTCTAGTAAACTCAACCTGACTTCCATTTTTATGTATAGTACTTGCCGCCCAAACAGCATCTGCTAAATCTTGCAAGCTTGCTTTCACAATAACTAAATAATTTCCAGCCTCAGTTGCGGTAAATCTATAATTTGTAGCATTATCAAATTCATTTTGTGTATCGTAATCTTCAGTATCAAACTCAATCTTAACTAAAGTGTTATGCGCTACAACCTGTGTTGAATTAGCATAAACACTACAAGCACTCTGTAAAGGAAAGTCAACTATTCCTGTAGCTGCCTGAATTGTTATTCCAGCAACATTATTAGTCAGAAAACTAAGATCATAGCTATCTGTATTTCCAAGTGTTCTTGCTGCTCCACCAACTTCACCACCATCTGCAAAATCACCACCACCAGCAATACCAGTACCATCTGCTCTTGTATAATTAATACATTGTACTGTATTAGCACCTGTTGATTGGA